TGGTAGTGTCCGCTATTGCCAGTACACCTCAGGGTATAAGGGGTTATGGCCACCGGACTACCAAACGGCTGCCAGCCCTCTTTCAGTTTATGTGTCAGCTTTTCCGCAAGATCTGACGGCGGCGCCGCCCTGACAACATCATAGTGTTTAAATGCCATGGTTCTTTCCACCATCTGAAAAATAATTCTTTAAAATACCTGACATGTAATACAGAAAAAACACAAAACCATACCTTAAATAAAAACCTGATTATCAAGCAGATATGCATGGATAAACTACAAGACGAGATATAAACCACCCTGCATTTAAATAAACAATAAACAACATCAGAAAAATAATTCTGCTCTATGGTTTACATTCAAAAATATCATTTATACTTTTCAGAACATCACCAGCAAGGCATAAACAAGGAAACTAAATGAAGTGGATTGTGATTGATACAGTTATCCAGCCATCATGCGGAATATCTTTTTCAGTCATATGGAGTAAAATAAAATTAATAATCTGGTATCAATCGGATGCTTTCTTACCTCCTGAAAGTATATTTACACTGACTCACACAGGCATCATGCTCAATAACAAAGTGCTACCTGTAACCATTTACAACGTAGTACCATTCAATAAAACATTCTGGAATTCAATCAAAAATAGCCAGGAATGCCCTACAAATACAGATAACGTATTGAATGAATGCTTTAATAACCGTTGCACTCTGCAAATATGTCCTTATGGACTAAAACAACAAAGTCCATAAGGAGTTTACTCACATCTGACAAAATCAATATAAACAGCCCCTCCGGAG